TATCATAGAAGATGGTAAAGCTATTACGTGGCAAAAAGCAATAAGCACCTCGTTTGGCTCACTATCTGAATACCAAAATAACTCTTTAACTTTTGCCCAACCTTTCATATTAGAATTTATGTGCGTTATAACTTAATCCTAAAAACGAATGTACACCATCGCCATCAATATCAACATAGTAAGATTTCCAACCATAAGGGTGGTCAATAGTACCATCTTCATCAGCTTCTAAATCTTTCCATAAAACATCAACGTGCCATTTGTCAGATAATACAGGAGCAACTGTTTCGTTACCCTCTTCATCATATTCTCCTTGTTGTAACACAATGTTACCTAATTTTACTATTGTATGTTTATGCGTTGGGTATTCGTTACCATTTTCATCAGTTGCAGTACCTAAAGCGTTTATTTTAGTTTCTGCTTGTTCTTTGCTATCAAATTCGTATTTAGCTATTTTAATCATAATTTTATATTTTAATCACTTTTGGTTATAACTATTAGTTATTATGTTAAATTTTTTTAATTTTCTTATCTTATTGTGTTTGTTATGTAAAGATTTACTCTTGTTTTTATCATAAGGGTAAATGTTACTCTTAACTTGTTAATGCTTGTAATTCTGCGTCTGTTAGTGCTGTGTTGTAAACTCTTACATCTTTTACTTTTCCGTAGAAAACCCCCGAGAATGTGCTTCTACTAAAGTTTATTTTTGATAAAACACTGCTTGATAAAACTGCACCTGACAAATCTTCTCCTATCTTAATACCATTAACAAAAAACTTAAATTCATTTAATTTCCAAGTGCAAGAAATTTTAACTTCCGTTGATAAATCAATAGTTGTTGATGAGATTTGAGCCGAAGCACTACCTCCTACTTGATATTGATAAGTTACAGTATTGTTAAAAAACCATATTCTAACTTGATTATTTTCTGTTCCACTATTATCATTTAAGGTTATGCTATCGAAGTTTTGACTTTTAATGTCAATTAAGTTCAAGAAAAAAGAACCCTCACTACTATTAATAATACCACTTGGAGGAGTTTGTTCACAAACCTCTGCATCCCTCGTTACAACACTTCCTTGTGTTGGTATGTACGAAGTAGCGTAGCTTCCTTGTTCTAATTGTGCGCCATAGATTTCAATTTCAGTAGCATTTGCTCCACCTAAATTAGATGTAATGTGAAAAGCAGTACCTGAATTAGTTGAAAGATGTACTAATCTTTGCCATTCTCCATTTAAAGTAAAATTATCACCTCCTCCAACATTATTCCCTTTTCCAAATTTTAGTATTTGTCCACTTATACCTTTTACATAAATTGAAGAAGATTGGTCTCCAACACCTACACCTGAAGCCCTGTTTAAATATGCAGTTCCTGAACCAAATATTAATTTTGTGGAGTTTAAATTACCATCAGGAGATGTTCCATAATTACTTGTAACTGTAACATTATTTGACACCCATCCACCAAGTGTAAAATCGTTTGAATACGTTATTGCATTACTCCTACTCGGCTCTAACAACAAAGCACCGTTACTATCATCTTTAAAATCTATTCTTGGCTCATTGTTACTAACTACTTCAATTAAACCTTGTTTATTTACTCTTGTTGCACTTGTATCTCTATCAAATGTAAAAGGTAGAGGTTTAAAGTTTCCATTCTCATCATTATATGCTAACGTTGAGCCTTCTTTTGTTGCCCATTGTCCGTTACCGAATTTTAATGTATTTGCCATATCTATTGTATTGAGTATAATTGTCCTGTTGCCATTTCGTTAAATGAAGTCCAAGAAGTTAATGTTTCTAAATCTGTATCGTTTAATGCTGAATCAAAGTATTGTATTTGTTTTGTGTTTCCGTAGAAGGGTGCATCAGTACCATTTCCATCAGCAAATTGCATTTTAGAGAGATTTATTGGAGTATCTCCACTATTATCAACATCAAACTCAAATCCATTAATCCATAATGCAAAATCATTTTGTTTGTATTTTATTGCAACTTTGTTGTAGTTTGTAATATCGCTTAAAACTTCACTTGGAGAATAAGAAGGTTCTGCATCTGTTAAAATAACAAACGCTTTTAATGTATTGCTTGCTTCATCTAATTCTAAAGTTATTCTATTGCTATAACTTCCATCAGAAATACTCCATCTTCTTGTAGTCCCATCATTAGCCAAAGCACTTATCTCTGCAAACAAAACACCCTCTGAATCATTAAACGTATTAGCATCTCCTGCTCCGTTGCAAGTTTCTGCATCTCTTGTAACTGTGCTTCCGTTTGTTGGTATGTATGATGTTGCGAAAGAATTAACTTCTGATTGAAATCCAAATATCTGTATGTCTGTTGCTAAATTTGATACATTATAAAAACCTACGTTTCTATTTCCGGTAGCAGTAGGTGTAAAAGTAAATTCTATTCTTTTCCAATAATCCTCAACTATAAACTCGCTTGAAACTGCATTAGAAGTTCCGTAATCGCCAAAAAGTTTTATTTTTTGAATACTATTAGTATTGCTTTTTACCCAAGCTGAAACACTTATTTTTACACCTATTGTATGTGAAACTAAATACGAAAGTATAGCAAGAGATGATGTAGATTGTATTTGTAATCTATCTGCATTCAATGCTCCATCAGGAGAAATAAATTGATTAGATGTAACTGTAACTAAAGAGGGTGTTGGAAACCAAACTGCATTACTAAAATCCTCTGAATAAGTTACTAAATTCGTACTTGCAGGCTCTAACAATAAACTTGGACATCCACTAACAACACCATCAATTAAAGGATAGTTTAGTCTTGGTACATTACTGTCTACTGTTTCTATTAGTCCATCTTTATTTACTCTTGTAGCACTTCCACTTCTTGAAAAATCAAAGTCTCCTACACCATCAGCAGGTAATACTGAATATACTTTATTTGCTTTTACACCACTTGGTATTAAGGCTAATTTTGGTTTTACTGCCATATCTTTATTTTATTACGTTTATACACATTGAGTTTTCTATAACACCACCATCTGCAATTACTCTTTCTACAAAATCTTTTCTTACTTTATTATTGTAATAAACAATACCCCAAAAAATACTGTTTATTACTCCAATACCCCAATAGGTTGTATTATATATTTTTCCCCAATTTATCATTTTTATCTTTTTTATCAGTTAAATATTTTTCTAACTTAATTATGTTAGATTGTTTCGGTTTATATGTTATCCTCATTACATCCATAAAGTAAATAATAATGTTAAAGTCAAAACCCATCCGTTAAACAAATCATTTGTATCAGGACTTATATCCTCATTGTTATTACTATTGTATTCAGGGAAATCTTCTTCGTGAAAAGAAATGTAATCTATAAATCTTCTCGTATAATACTCTGCAAAGTTTCTTTGCTTCTGTACTAAATAATCTACTTCTTCTTTAGATACACCATCTGCATTTTCTGAATTGTGTTTACTAATTCCACCATTCTTTATTTGATATGCTGCAAAAGGTAAGTACTCCATCATAGCATAATGTATTAACATAGGTTGTACATAATCTTCTACTAAAGCTAAATAGTTTCCTGTTAATGTACCTGCTAATATATCTTTACTTATTTTATTGTATAAATCAGTACCTAAATAATTCTGTATGTTTATTTGTTGTGCTACCTTAATGAATTGTATAAACTTATCCGTATCCGTGTTACCATCAAGAATACTGTTCTTTACTAAATCCGTTCTATTTATAAATAATGCTGTTGCCATATCTTAAACGTATTGAAAATTTGTTTTGTTCTTATTCTGACCTCCAACTTGTGCTTTAAAAGCAGACATCTTATATTTATTTTGAGATTTAAAAGCCATACTTAATGATTGATAAAATATACCTGTTTCTTTATTTAAAACTAATTTAGCATTTGGATTTTTACCACCTTTCATTGCATTAGAACCTTTATCAAATCTATTAGGATTATGATTATATTCTACATCACTTAAAACCCAAACAAAACCACCTGCAGTTTTTAATTTACCATTAACACAATCTCTTATTGTTTGTCTTGCAATATCTGATTGTTTTGATGCTTCTGATATACTTCTATATGATTTAATAAATTCTCCTTTAGAATTGTATTGAGAAACAGACTTCATATTTTTTCTGTTTTTTTCTACCATAATTTTAGTTCGAGCATCATTCCAATTATTACAACCATCTCCACCATCAGTTAAATTAACCAAATTACCTTTATGTAAATCTTTTCTACCTAACTCGCTAATAAGAAACATTTCTAATTCATAAGCATCATATACACTTAAATCCTTTGCTACAACTTCAGTATAATATCCGTGTTTTCTAACAACATTATTCCAATAATTATTTCTATTGGTTTTATCTTTAACTCTACTTTTATTACCCATACCAACATAAAATATGGTATTATCATCTGCTTTTCTATGTATGTAGACTACTTTACTCATATCTTATTATTTGTTATATGCACCACCATCAGGCATATCATTTGGCATTATTGATACCTCTTTTGGATTTCTAACTCTATAACCCTCTTTCTCTGCTCTATTAGTAGATGTTTTAGGTGCATTAGGACTTTTAGTATCTATTGATTTTGTTTTACTTCTAAAAGTAACTCTACTCCATTTATGCTTACACCAAACAGAACCTTTATATTTCCAAATAGAATAAGTATCTGCACCATCAATTCCAAAACCTGCGTTTACAGGAATATCTCCCATTCTGATAATATCTTCTTTTCTATACAACTTATCTGCTGACATCATCTTCTTACAAAATGTTCTTTCAGGAGATTGACTACCTGTATAACGATATCTTACTTTAAAATAAGTTTCTCCTATTTTTTTATCTTGCTCACTACTTGCATTTGGTCTTGCAGTTCCTGTACTTGCAAAATTCCATATTTTAGATAATAAACTTAATTTTTCTTTATTTAATTCTTCTATCTGCTTATCAAGTTCTTCTTCTGTTTCGTAATCAACATCAACCTCTTCTATCATCTCCCAATCATCTAAATCTTCATCTGCAGACTTTATTAATTCATCAGCAGCATTATCTATCTTTTGAGATAATTCTTTACTTAAATGTACGCAATTACATTCTTTAGATAACTTAACTCCTGTTTCTTCTTCTCTTGTTTCTTCATCTACTACATTATCTAACTCTTTAAATTCTAAAGGTTGTAAGGTCTTAAAATAAAGGTTTAAGCTAATATCATTGTAAGCAAGTATTTCATCAAAGGCTTTTATTAAAAGTGTCTGAAATGGTCTAATAACTGTATTATCCATTAATAAAGATGCAGTCTTTAATTCATCTGCATTATTACCTAATCCACTACTATCTTTTACACCTAATAACATAGGAGAAACAACTCGGTGTGCTACCATTATTTTACGCATACTTTCATCAGAAAGGAATTGGTATTGGTTATGTGCATCACTTAATTGTATTGGCTCTATACTTGCAGCAGTATTTGCATCATCGTTAAATGATAAAATAAACTTACCACTATTAGAAGTACCACTAAACTTTTGATATATTCTGTTTTCTATTAATTGTCTTTGT